GGTCGAAAGGATCGCGGTCCGCGTGACTTTTTTATGCGCATAAAGTGCCCGTGAAGTGAACTTCGGTGAAGCGATCCAGGAACGCCATCGACCTCGAGGCCGCGACCGTCAGCCTGGCGCAGCTGTCCGATCTCCTGGGCGTTGGCCAATCTGCGGTCATGAAGTACGCCCGCGAGGGCGGCATGCCCAAGGGCGACCGGAAGGGGACCTATCCGCTGAAGGCCTGCATCCGCTGGGCCATCGAGCGGGAGCGCGCCGCCGTGGCCGCGACGGCCGACAGCACCGACTTCATGGAGGAGCAGCGGAAGCTGGTCACGGCCCGGCGCAAGGCCCAGGAGATGGAGAACGCCGAGACCGAGCGCCGGCTGATCGACATCGCGCTGGTCGAGGCGGCGGTGCTGGAGATGGGCGCGGTCATCGCCACCCAGCTCGACGCCCTGGCGGCCAGGGTCACGCCGGTGATCGTGCAGCTGCGGGACCCGGGCAAGGTGCAGAGGGTGATCTTCGATGAATGCCGGGCTGTCCGCGCCAACGCCGCAAAAGCTGTCGCAGCTCTCTCGGTGCCGCGAGCTCCTGAGCCAGATCCTGAACCCGCCCCCGAAGAGGAACGCGGGCCAGTGGGCGGACGCAAACCGCGTCCTGCCGCCCGACGCGCCAGAGCCGGGCCCGTGGCGGACTGACCGGACGCCCTTCTGGTGGGCGATCTACGACGCCTATGCCGACGACGTCCACGACACGGTCATCGTGGTCTGCGGTTCCCAGATGGGGAAGACGGAGGCGCTGTTCAACGTCCTGGGCCACCGGTTCGCGGACGGGCCCTACCAGCCCGCGCTGTACATCGGCCCCACCGAGAAGAACGTCCGCAGCATGGCGAAGGACCGCATCGACAAAATGTTGCGGTCGACGCCGGTGCTGTGGGACCGGACGGCGAAGGGCCAGAAGTACGCCATCTACGAGAAGGTGATCTCGGGCGCCCCGCTGCGGTTCGGCTGGGCGGGGTCCGCGACCGAGCTCGCCTCCCACCCGTCCTGTGTGGTCCTGGTCGACGAGCGCGACCGCATGGCCGGCGACACCGGCGACGAGGGCGACCCCGTCGAGCTCGCCCGCGCCAGAACGAAGAACTACCCCACCCGGAAGATCGGCGTCAGCAGCACGCCCACCCTCGAGGGCCGGTCGGCCATCTGGTCGCTGTGGGAGGGCGGGAGCATGCACATGTGGGCCTGGGCCTGCCTCGGGTGCGGCCGGCCCTTCGTGCCCCGCCTCGAGCTCCTCCGGTGGCCGGAGAACTGCCTGCCCGACGACGCCCTGGCCGAGGCCTGGGTCGAGTGCCCCCACTGCCAGCACCAGCACCGTAACGAGGACCAGCTGGCCCTGAACGCCGGCGGCCGTCACATCCGGCACCGGAAGCTGCAGGAGAAGGAACGGGCCGACCGGGCCATCTGGGGCCAGTACGTGCCGGACGCGAACGCCCGGCCGACGGCGACGGCGAGCTTCTGGATCTCCGGCCTGGCGTCGCCCTGGGTCAGCTTCGGCCAGACGGCCCGGGTGCTGATACAGGCCTATCGGTCCGGGGAGCCGGAGCGAATCCAGGCGATCGTCAACACCTGGGGCGGCGAGCTCTACCGGGTGCGGGGCGAGGCGCCGGCCTGGGAGGAGGTCTCCGCCCGCCGCCTGGAGTACTCCCCGCGGACCGTGCTGCCCGGGGTGCAGCGCATCACGATGGGTGTGGACGTCCAGAAGAACGGCCTGTTCTACGTGATCCGCGGCTGGGGCCACAACTCCGAGAGCTGGCTGCTCGAGGACGGCATGCTCGCCGGCGAGACCGAGTACGAGGCGGTCTGGGAGGCGCTCCGGGCGACCATCGAGGCGCCGCTCGGCGACCGCCGGATCGACCGGGTCTTCGTGGACTCCGGCTACCGCCCCGGCGACGCCTACCGCCGGCCGGACCACGCGGTCTACACCTTCGCCCGCCGCGTCCCCGGGGTGGTCTTCCCGACGAAGGGCCAGGACGTGATGGACCAGCCCTACCGGTACAGCAACATCGACTACAGCATCGGCGGCCGGGTCATCCGGAACGGGGTCCGCCTGTTCCTGGTCAACACCGACTACTGGAAGCGCTGGGTGCACGGCCGCATCCGCTGGCCCGAGGACCAGCCCGGCGGGTGGCACCTGCACGCCGGCGTTACCGAGGACTACTGCAAGCAGATCGTCAGCGAGCAGCTGCTGCTGAAGAGCTCCGGCCGGGCCGTCTGGCTGCGCAAGTCGCGCGCGAATCACTACCTCGACTGCGAAGTGCTGGCCGCGTGCGCCGCGTACTCGATCAACGTGCACAAGCTGCCGCCAGCAGCGGAACCCGAGAAAACCAGCACCGAGCCGCCCGCAACTTCACGGCCCCGTGAAGTTCCGCAGCCGGGCGACCCCTGGAAGCCTCGCGGCGCCTGGTGATGCGCGGCATGGTCGCGCCATGGCTGACGCCACGGTCGCGAGCAAGGAAGCCGAGCTCGACCGCCTGAACGCGGCGATCGACGCCGTGCGCCTGGGCGTTTCGTACACCCAGGGCGACCGGAGCCTGACCCGCGTCGACCTGCCGAAGCTGGAGGAGTCCCGGGCCCGGGTGGCCCGCGAGCTCCGCGAGCTGCGGGCCGCGGCCGCCGGCTGCAGCAACCCCGGCGTGATCCTGCCGAGCTTCCAGTGATGGCCGCCCTGGACGTCCTCGGCACCCTCTTCCCCGGCCTGACGGCGTCCTGGCTGCGCAAGCGCGCCGAGCTGGTGCAGGCCCAGCGGCTGTACGAGGCCGCCCAGCCCAGCCAGTACCGCCGGCCGATCAACAACCAGACCAGCGGCGACGGCGTGATGAACGCCGCCGGGCCCAAGCTCCGCGAGATCGCCCGCCACCTCGACGAGAACCACGACCTCGCGGTCGCCGTCCTCGACGACCTGGTCAACAACACCGTCGGCGCGGGCGTCACCGTCACGCCGATGGTCCGGGACCGCCAGGGGAACCTCCTCGAGGCCCTGAACGACGAGCTCGCCGAGCGCTGGGCGGACTGGTGCGAGGCCCCCGAGGCCACGACCGAGCTGTCCTGGAACCAGGTCGAGCGCATGGTCGCCCTGTGCCAGTTCCGCGACGGCGAGATCTTCGTCCAGCACGTCACGACCGCCGCCTTCCAGTACCGGACGGCCACCCGCTACGTGCTCGAGCTCCTCGAGGCCGACATGGTTCCGATGGACTACCAGGACGCCACCCGGAACGTGCTGCACGGGGTGCAGTGCAACAGCTGGAACGCGCCGACCGCCTACTACGTCTGGAAGCAGCACCCCGGGGATCCGATGCTGCTCTCGATGCCGCGGACCGACGACCTCAAGGTCCTGCCGGCGAGCATGGTCACCCACCTGAAGTACACCCGCCGGCTGCGGCAGCGCCGTGGCGTGCCGGTCCTGCACGCGGCGCTGAACCGCATCCGGGACATCAAGGAGTACGAGGAGTACGAGCGGATCGCGGCCCGGGTGGCGGCGTCCCTGACCTGGTACATCAAGAAGACCGCCGAGTTCAACGGCCTGGCCGGCACGGTCGACACGACCACCGGCAGCCGGAACCTGCAGATGAACCCCGGCCAGGGCATCGAGCTGGGCGTCGGCGAGGATGTCGGCACGATCAAGAGCGACCGGCCGAACACCGCCCTCGTGGACTTCCGCGAGGCCATGCTTCGCGCCGTCGCCGGCGGCACCGGGACGCGCTTTTCGTCGATCTCCCGGAACTACAACGGCACCTACAGCGCCCAGCGCCAGGAGCTCGTCGAGGGCGCCATCGCCTACCGGGCTCAGGCCCAGGCGCTGGTCGCCCGCTTCCACCGGCCGGTCTACCGCCGCTGGGTGCGGGCGCTGTTCATGGCCGGCGCCATCCGCGGCCTGGCCGGCGCCGACCGGACGACCCTCGAGCGCGTCGACTTCCGGCTGCCGTCGCTGCCCTGGATCGACCCCGCGAAGGAGGCCTCGGCCTACCAGACGCTGGTCGCCGCCGGCCTCGAGAGCCGTGCCGAGATCATGCGGCTGCGTGGCCGTGACCCGG